GAATACATCGAAATGTATTACAACAGACGCCGTAGACATTCGGCTCTCGGATATGCTACACCCTTAGCATTAACAAATAATTTAGCGGCTTAATTCACTGTCCAAAAAATCGGGGGAACTCCATAGCTTAACGTACACGACAAAAACAGCCCGGCAACAACAGCCAAAAGTAGCAATCTTTTCATAGTAACCTCCAATGCCTAAGCGTACCATACCGCCGCTTTACGGTCAATCCCGTGTTATCCCTTGGGGGGTGGGGGTGGCGGGGGCGGGGGTGGAGACGGCGGCGCAGGCTTAGGCCGATTAGTGCTTCTTACCTTACCACTATGTTGGTGTGTACAAAATACAGCAGACATACTACCCCCGCAGTGAATAAAATAAAGGCCAGCCAGCTTAAAATCCTTGTTGGCAACATCACAAGTTTCCTGTTTTTTCCCCTGTACAGTTTCCCTTCATATTCGCTTTCAATGGCTTTTTCTATATCGTCAAGCAACATATCCTGTATTACAGACGCTATGCGGGGCTCCAAAACGGCGAAAATAATGGAAAGGCCGAACAAAACCCACGCGGCAATAAGAATACCGGTATAGTGGGCCGTTGCCAAAGGAACAATCTGATTTATAAAGGCAAACGAAACGCCAAATGATCCGGCTGCTATTGTTAGCATATTCTTGTGAAAACGCCTGTCCGCATCTAGCTGGACACTGCGCTGCTCGTCCCATATTTTGGAAAACCCGTTGTATATCTCTTTTTTGCGCTCATAATCTCGCGCTGTCTGTTCATGCTGAGCCAATAACCCCTGATAAATCATCTGGCGATCTTCTTCTGTCTCGGCCCCAGCGTAAGGGTCATGGTTCACAGTGTCCATGCTTTACACTATCGCACGGGCCGGGCAAACTTTCAAGTAGGGAGAAAAACTACCCCTTCTTATGCGCTCTTTTTCTCTAATCTCACCCGCAGACCCAGTTTGTCAAGAACTTTTACAACTGTTAAAAAATACGGATTGCCATCAGGAGAAAAAGACTTATATAAACCTGCCCGATCCATATTAAGCTCTCGCGCAAGCTGTGCCATTCCCTTTGAGCGAGCGATATGCCCGATTGTTTCAAGCAAGAATTCAGGATCGTTTTCTTCCATTGCGGCTTCAAGGAAGGCTATTACATCTTCCTTGCTTTCGATATATTCTGCGGTATCGTACTTAGAAAAAGTAATTTTTTCTCGCGCGGTACTTCCCATAGTCCTATTCCTCCTCATAAAAATGAGCTATCTTTTTCGCGTTGCTAATATCCGCCTGTTGAGTGGATTTATCACCGCCGCAAAGCAAAATAATAATTTCCTTGCCAGTGTCTTTGTAGTAAACCCGATAGCCTGCGCCATAATGAATACGCATTTCGCTAATACCTTCGCCAACGGGCTTAACATCGCCGGGATTTCCCTGTGCCAGCCGCCTCACACGGGCATCAATTCGGACGCGAGCCTGTCTATCCCGCAAGGCCCTCAGCCACTTATCGAAAACATCAGACTTGTGCATATCCTTCATGGTTTAAGTGTAGCCTACAGCCTACAATCAGTCAAGAGGTTTTTTGAAGATTTTTTAAAAAAAATAAAGAAAATGCGAAAAAAAGCCGTTTTGTATCTATACCTGTCTAAATATCAGGATACGGCTCTTTTTGGAACAGGCGCGGGGGCCGCTTCATCCCTCCCCTTACAGCCAATTTTCAACCCTCCGGCTTCCGGTTTTTCTTTTTACTCACTAAGGCTCTATCAAGCATTTCGTTTAACTCATTAAATTCAGATATCCGCTCCATAAGATTATGGATGTTTTCTTTAAGCTGATTATACATATCTTCTATACGTTCACCTTTAAGAACCTCCTTCATATTGAAATACTCCTCTAAGATGATTATGGTCTCGGAGTTAAGGCTGCGGCGGTTTTTCCCCGCGATTTCTTCCAGTCTTTCGTATATAGAAAGCGGCAATCTGATCTGGAAAGCCTTTTGTTTTTGTTTTACATTTTCTGATTCCATGATATAAAGCCCCCTGCTTCTATTTCGGTATCATTATAAACTACTTTAGTTATTTCTTCAAATGCCGGCTTAGGGGTAGGCGAAAAATACGAAAAATTCATTTTTCTAAAAATAACTATTGACAACTATATTTAACTATGGTAGTATCATAACAGTTGAAAAAGGAACGCCAACTGTTCCACCCCGCCGCACGGTGTTTCGGCCCGGCGGCGGGGTATTAAACCCTGCTGGCACGGGGAAAGAGCGGCTTATTAGCCTATCCCTTGCCAGAGGGTGCGGCTAATAAGCCGTTTTTGCAGGGGGAATGTATGGAACAGGAGAAGCTGAAGCGGCTGATTGACTTTCTGGACGGCGAGGGCTACGTGCTGGTCGGGATGAGTAAGGAGGTTGTGCGGCTCGATGGGGGCACAATCACATCCAAGTACGCTTACACCGCCCTGCGAATTGTGAGCAAGGCGGTGTACGAGGAAATGCGGGCTTACGGGGAGTGAGTAGTGCGGGGTGGAGCGTACAGGTATGCGCCTATCGTTTCCGCGCCCTTGACAATCTCTTTCGCAAGAGCTTCCCCTCCGATGTTGGGATTGATTGCCTGAGGGCATTTGCCAAGGGCTTCAATCATCATCCTTACGGGTGTTTCGATTTTTTCTTGTTCGGTTGGCATTTAGTTTTCCTCCTGCCTTAATTATCGGCAGGGGGCGGGCCGGGGCTGACGGGTTTCTTAGCGGGGCGGCCCCGCTTGGCGCTGGTGATAAGCTCTAGGGCTTCGGGGGGGTAAATAGCCTCATAGGAAAGGGGCTTGATTTTATGGCGTGAAAGCAAGGAACGAATAGATGCCTCTGTTCGCCCTGTTTTTTCTGTGAGTTCCGAAAGTGTAAAGCCAACAGGCGACTGCATACTTTAATTTTCGGATTTTTTGAAAAAAAAGTGAGAAAATGCGATTTTTTTATTGCATTTCACTTGACAAGGTTTATAATGTCATTATATAATTGCATTATAAACAAACCCTGCCGACACAGGGGGGATAGAAAAGAGGGCTTTAGCAGCCTGAACCGTGTCGGCGGGGATGGCTACTAAAGCCCTTTTTATTGGGGTTTTTAAGAGGGTCTAACTGCCCGGATCGCCACAGGAGAAATCGCAGGCCGGGCAATTGAGATAGGCGGGAACGGGGATATTCCCCTCGATCATGCGCGCGCCGATTTTTTGAAGCGGCACGGCGTTGCCCTTGCTGCCGTGGCAGGTGGGGCAGTAGAGAATACCGTCTTTGTCGCGCTGTACAACGTGATTGCCCATAACGTGGGGCTTTAGTTTTGGCTTTCTTCGGTCTGCCAATATCATTGCTATGGCCTCCGTGAGGTTGAATTGGATCATTTAGCCCCTCCTTGTGGGTTGTAGTTGGTTTGTGGTTATTTCGATTATACCACGGGAGGGGCTTTTTTTGGAGGTATGGATGGTGAATTATGGGGACAAGCGCATGACAACGAATGAAGTGTGCCGTGCTTTGGGGTGCGACAGAACCACACTTATGCGGAATTGGCGGGAGATCGAGACCTATGCAGGAGCTACACAGGTCAAAAAAATCGAAAACGGCAAAAGCACCTACTGGACGGAAGCCGAACTAACCCTGCTTTTGGAAAAAATGAAGGGTAATGCCAACAATCAACATGACCTTGTGAGCCGCTCGCAAGGCACTGAAACCAGCCAATCAAGGGTTTTTCGCCTTCAAGTTTTACAAAAACAGATGCAAGACATCTACGAAGCAGAGATTGCCGACTTGCGAACAAAGAACAGATTGCTTGAAGATGTCAACGCCGACCTTTCATCGGGGCTTGCGACCATCCAGCGCATAGCCGAGGCGGGCGGGTTAATGCTGACCGACCGGGACGATCTAGTGTCAGCGTACAGGGGGCGGCGATGATCTATTCTTGGTTCTTCCGCATTTTACGCAACTTGAAATATACCGCAAAGCTAACTACCGCAACGATAACCCAACTGACAAACTGGAGTACATCAGACATATCAACCTCCTATGATCCATTGCCGTATTGTTTCGATGATATGGAACACACTCAATATGCCAACCACCAACACCGCTGTTTCAAGGGTGTTAGAAAACCTGCTTTTAGGCTTATCTATCACATTCAGTATTTTTTCAAGCGTCTTGTTGATGCCGCTAAGCTCTTCGGCAACCTTGTCCATATATCCAAAGATAAAGGTCAGGGGCGTTCTTGTCAAGGCTCCGGCTTGGCCTTCGGCGGCCTTCCCTTGCCGGGGACGTTACGGATGGCTTCTGTAATGACAGGTTTATCAGAAATGGCCTTTTCGATGGCCTTATTGATTTCCTTCGCCTCTCTAACACTAGAGTTTGGAGGGGTATATTCCCTAAGCCAGTTCGTAATGATGAATTCTATCATATTTGTCCTAGTACGCAGTTCTTGCTTTGCAAGAATGTCTATAACTTCAAGTAGTTCGGTAGGAAGCCTTAAACTAATTTGCTCTGTGATAGCCATAATAAAATTATCGGAAAATTTAAAAAAACACTTGACACAAATATCCCAATGGGATACAATGGGATACAATGCTAAATTGCTAAACCAGTTTAGCGGTTAAATAAAAGAACAGCGAGGAAGGGGTTGTGGACTTCCCCGCTGGTTTTTGGCAACCAGCCAGCCCGAAGCGACCACAGCCGCCGAGGGCTTTTTTTTTGGAGGATAGGATGAAGAGAATTAAAGAGGTTAGAGAAGAGAAAACCATTCCCGAAAGGATCGAGGCATTATCCGTAGCCATGAAGGACATTGAAAAAGTGTTAAGTCGGATGGGTGGAAGCATAGTTGGCGACAAAATATGCTATAGCGAATCGCGTATTTTGCGACATCATATAACATTGTCGTTTGAAGTACGCTTTAATCCTGATCTCCTTGGTCAATATGTTGATCAAGCACAGAAGCAAGATCGAGGTAATCCCTAATGATTCTGTCTACATCATCCTTGTTTTGGAAATCTGACGGATTCGGCCCAAGAATCATGACCGCAATTTCAAGGGCTTTCGCGCTTACTTGGTTTCTGCTTCCCATAGTCTATATGTCGGCAAGCAGAGTTTGTCTAATAAGCTTTTTTTTTGGAGGTCAGAAAGATGAAAGCAGTAATCGAGATACCAGTACCGCAATCTTGCCACGATTGCCGTCTGGCGTTTATTCACCAGCCGGATGAGAACGAAAAATACGGCTGTGGATACCTAAGCATAGACGTAACGGAGTATGACGACCAGCGGTATCACAAATGCCCGCTGAAAATCGCAAAGGATGGTTTTCAATGATTACTTGCTGTCTATGCAAACGTCCGCTTAAAACCTATGTATCGCAAAAAATGGGAATAGGCCCTATATGCAATACAAAAGATAGAAAGCATAGGGAGTTTGATTTTATGCGCGCGAAAATAGAACTTTTGGAACACGTCCAAGGCGAATATATTCTTGTTAATGACATAGGCCATAATCAGGGCCGGAGCGTTACCAATGACGCGGAATACATCATTGCCCTACTCTACTCTGACTATAACATAAACAACACCACCAGAATTTTTTACAAGGATTCCCAAGGCCAAATCGATGAAATACATCATTGCGGTAGAAAATTCTGTGGCTTTAGTCGCGGAGACAAGGGATTTACAATGTTAGGAGGCGTAAAATGAGCGTATTTTTTTACAACCTCGGCACGTCCATAAAGGACGCTGGGGAACGGGCCGGGCATAAGCGGCGTTGGTTTGCTGGAGCGATTATCAGCATAGGGCGTTTTATTCTGGGTATGGTGTAAGATCATGAACAATAATGTAAACCCGGCGGCTATCAAACTGCCGCTTGAATACGAAGGCCGCCGGTTCTTCACCACGGCGGAATTTGGGGCTATGGTCGGCAAGACCAGCGCGACAATCCGCCGCTGGGGGCGGTTGGGCTATATTTCATTGCGAAGGATCACCCCTACGTGCGTCATGGTTCCTTTAAGCGAGCTTGAGCGGTTCACTCGCGGGGAAATGATGGAAGGAGATAAGCGGCCTGTGCCGCCTGAAATAAATCAAACGAAAGGAAATATGTAAGGATTAGGCATAACGCTACGCTGTTTTTTTGCCTGCCGGAGCTATAACGGCGGGTACAACCTACAGACTACTCTGTAGCATAGGGGGTTTTTTATGAGGGCTTATCTGGAACAAGTCCACGCTGACGAAAAGCGAAACGCCGGAACTAGGCTGCTTATGGCAGCTATAGTCAATCAGGCCGCGAGGGATGCCGCCGGAATGGAAGAAAACTGTAGCGGCATTGACGAAGCGATGGCGGTGGCGTTTCTTTTCAGCGAAATGTGCTGGGATATATGCGTTGAAGTCGGGGCCGATTACGGAACATTAAGGAACCACGCGGTAGAAAAACGTTGCCGCCAATTTGAAGGGAGGCTGTAAGATGCGGAACCTGTTAGATTTGCAGAATAAACTTTATGGACAATTTGAAATTTTATGCGATCCCAATTTGAAGGGCGACAACCTGAAGGAAAAACTATCCATAGCGGAAGGGGTGAACGAGTACGCGAAAATGATAGTAGCTAACAGTATGGCGATGGTTAAAATCGCCGAACTGACAGGCGTTCCGCTGGAACGGCTATCACTGTTACCTGACGTGGCGGAAAAGCCCGTGATCGCTGACGGCAGGCGCAAAAGCCTTTTGACCCGCCCGGAAGATAGGGATATATAAGTATGCCCGCTAGACACACGCCGGAAATAATCGCTTTTTTCAAAGAAAACGCCGGGGAATTGGCCGGAAAGACCAGCAAAGAATTGGCCGAGTTGGTATATTCCCGCTTTGGCGTTTGTTTAACCATACGGGCCATACTGCGGGTCAAGTTACGATGTGGAATTCGTTACGGAAAGCCTTACGCGAGGGCTTTGCTCTCCGAAACTACACGGAAAGGCTTTGCGCGTATTAAATTGTCAGATAGCGGGAAGTTTCTTCAAGACTGGCAATTGAAACACAGGTATCTATGGGAACAGGCAAACGGCACGATCCCTGAAAATCATTACGTAATTTTTGCCGACCAGAATAGATCAAATTTTGAATTGGACAACCTGCTCTGTATCCCTAAAAATGTATTATCTTACATAGCGTTCCACGGCCTTCTATCCGCTGACGCCGAGCAGACAAAATCCGCCATAGCGATAGCGCAATTGGCCTTAAAGATTAAAGAGCGAAAAAAAGACTTATCGCCATCGTGCCAAAAGGCGGTTACATTGCAGTCAAAAAGATTGGCTAAATAAAGCAAGGAGTTGGGAGGGAATCGTGAAAAGCAATTTTTCATCATTTGTATTAAGCGAAACTACAGTGAGGCAGATTTACTCTTTGCCGGAGGAAGCGCAACCGAAATTTTTTAAGGCGGTAACTGATTACGGGCTATATGGTATCGAGCCTGAATTTGAAGGCTTGGAATATACTATATGGATCGGAATGAAAGATTTGATTTCACATACAAAGCGAGCCGATGAAGAATGGTGGCGCAAACGGCAGGAGAATGGAAAGAAAGGTGGAGCGCCGGAGGGGAACAAAAACGCTTCCAAAAACAACCCAGAACAACCCAAAACAACCAACGAAAACAAAACAACCAACGAAAACAAAACAACCCATAATGAGAATTTAAATAATAATAATAATAATAATGAAAAAGAAAATGGCGGTTGTTTTTCTTTTTCCGAATACCTCGAAAAATCGAAACCACCCGATCCGCTTCCTGACAAACCGCCTGACAAACCTTCTGAAACAAAAGAGGACGCTATCACCGTTTTCCAGAAAGCGCGGGCTTTGTGGAATAAACACAAGCTTCCCCCTGAATGCCGGGAAACAATACCGTCCAACGCGCTATTTAGCGATTGCTTGCCGACTTTCCAGTATTATTCATGGCCGGAAATCGAAAACGCCATTGAAAATTACCACTGGCATAAAAGCGGTATGTGCGGCGAAGGATGGGCGCGGCCCCCGCCTTACGGCTCGATTTACGGTTTTCTGAAAACAGGCGTTGCCAAATATTTTAATGACGATGCCATAGACGCGCAATTCAAAGAATGACGGAGGATAACCATGTCCAAAAAGAATAAGCAACAGGGCGAAGGCAAAAAGTGTTATATTTACAAACGATGTCCTCCCTGCGGCGTGAAATTGCACGTTCAGGCGTATGCCTGTTTTCGGTGCGGGAACCGGGCGCAAGACATGACCTATGGTTCGCAAAACCCCAATGACGCTATTTACAACCTGCTTCTGAACAAAGTTGAAAAGTGCTTTTCATGCTTCAACACCCAGAACGGAAACCCTTGCAAGCCCATTATCTGTTTCGGCAGTGGACGTGGAAAGTGCGGGATTTGTAAAGACTTTTCAAGCATCCGGTTTAACTGCTGTCAGGAAATACAGGCAGATGAAAAGATACTGGAAAACGCGCGAAAAGACCGGGAAGAACAGCGATGGGTTGAAGAATGGTGGGACAACGTGATACGGGGGGAAAAACGTGCCGTGGCAAGATAATCCTTCAGGCATACCGGGCGAAATAACTAACTTATATGAGCGAACCAATAACGGAAGCCCCCTGTCCTATGCGCTTACAGTGCGATTCCGCCTGCGAACCCTCACAGCGGCTCTGGTGTGCTTTACAGTTCAAAATGCTTGAACAAAAGACGGACGAAAGCATATGGGCGTTTATTTCTTCGCTGTTGTTTTTAATAGAGACAACGGCGAAAAATCACAGCAAGAGACTAGGCTATGTCGAACTGGACAACATAATAAACCATCTGGCGCTTCAACTATTCAGGCGGTTTAGGAAAGAACTTGACAGGGAGACGTTTTACGTCAGAAACAAACTTAAAGGCTACATCGCCGTATGCGTGTACGGGGAAATACAGCAGGCCAGAAGAAAAGACACCATTAACGCGCTGTCTTTTGACGAAGTGGGGGATATATGATTAAAACGCTATGCGGCTATCCGGGATGCGACACGCTATCTGACAGCCGTTATTGCCCCAAACACCATCGGGATAAAACAGCGCCCAAACCCTTTTACAAGAACGCTGTCCGCTATAACAGCCATTTATACAACACGGTACGATGGCGGAAGCTTAGAAATACCGTACTGAAAACCTTCCCTTGCTGTCAAAACTGCGGCGCGGGGAGGTTTGAAGCGGCGCTGGAACTCCACCACATAACGCCGCCCAAGGGGGATGAGGAATTATTTTTCAGCGAGGACAACCTCATGCCCCTGTGCAAGCTCTGCCACGCTCAAATCACAAGCAGGGAACCGCGAAACAGGCGGCGATCATCGAACCGGTAGGGGGGGCGCGGGGAAAAACCGCCAAAAACTGTAAATCACCCCCACAAGTCTTTCGTCTGTTCTCACTTTTGCCAAAACAACTAACTTTTATAGGGGAGCGATATGCCAAGGCTTAAAAAACCAGTTAAAGAACTTAAAGCCCGCCCGGACGCGGTGCGGTATGTGGAAAAAAAGGCGAAGGAAAAACAGAAAAAAGCGCGGCAGGCAAGCCCGGAAGTAGGCGAATACCTGTTAAAAACGCAGGAATTGCTGGATATGCTGTGGGTAAAGTTACAGGACAAGGAACTTTTGAGCGAGCCGGGCGATTACAAAAAATATATTGATATGTTCATGGCGGTTCAAAGGCATTATTTCAGTTTCGCCGGGTTTGTTCCCAAACAGGAAAATGAGGAAGAATCGCTAGAATCTGTTTTAGGGTAAGTCATGCCAAAAAAGAAACAGCCTGAAAACGAAGCGCGGGAGATAACGCTATCTTACTGCGATAACATCATCAGGAAAAAAATACCCGCTTGCGTTTACACGATAAAAGCGGTCAAGCGGTTTATGGACGATCTGAAAAGAACGGATGATGAAGGCTGGGACTATTTTCTTGACTGGAACATACCGCAGAAGTTTCTTGCTTTTTCCCGGATGCTTGCCATAGATTCAAAAGGAACACGTTTAAGCCTTTTGCCTTGGCAGGTTTTCATATTCGCCAACCTGTTAGGGTTTCGGTACAAATCAAACCCTAACAAAATGCGTTTTAGATCGGGGGCTGTGTTTGTTCCCCGGAAAAACGGCAAAACAACAGGGCTTTTATACCCGCTCCTTTTATGGGACATGGTTGTAACAACAGACGCGCAGGCGTTTTTCTTTGAAAAAGACGACAAACAGGCGGCGCATATGCTGGAGGACATCAAAGGCATAGTACAACATTCCCCCATTTTGAAAGATTTCAGGAGCTACGCCGATGTCATTACGTATAAAGCTTCCCGCCTTAAATGTTTCGGCAGCGAAAACAAGGGCATTGACGGATACAAGCCGTCTGTCGCCGTAATTGACGAATACTTTTGTTTCGCAAGCGACAGGCCAGTAACGGCTATGAGGTACGGAACACGGGCGCGTCTTAACGGCCTTGTGCTGATAATCACCACGGCGGGAAACGACATAAGCCTTCCGGCGTACAGCGAAGATGAAAAGGTACGTAAAATTCTTAACGGGGTTTTGACGGACGAGGCGTATTTCGGGATTATTTACGGCATAGACGACAAAGACGACTGGAAAACAGAAGCGGCCTATGTCAAAGCGAACCCCAGTATTAACGCGATTATTGACAGGGCGGCCTTGAAACAGGATTTGATTGACGCGCTGAACCAACCCAGCCATCAGGCGGATTACATCGCCAAAACCCTGAACAGGTGGACGAATGAGACGACATCGTGGATACCCATTTCAAAATGGGACACGGCGATACGCAAAAAACCCACGCCTGAAACCCCCGGCGCGTCTTGCGTTGGGGGTTTCGATCTAAGCTCCGTAAGCGATTTTACAGCGTACACGCTATGTTTTCACATAGACGGCTTTTTCTACTTCCGGCACAGGTTTTACATACCAGAACAGGCGGTGTTTGAAAAATACAGAACCGAAAACATAAACATTCTTGAATGGATACATAAGGGCATAGTAACCGCCACACCCGGAAACACGGTAGATTACGAGTATATCAAAAACGACATTATAAGAGACGCTGAAAATTTCAACATGATTGAGCTTGCCTTTGATCCGTGGCAGTCAAAGCAGTTGGTTAAGGAACTGGAAACCGATCTCACGCATACCGAAGTTTTCGATTACCCGCAGAGCATGGCGAAAATGTCCAGCGCATCGAAAGATTACGAGAAAACCATACTTGACGACAAAATTGTTGACAATAACCCCTGCCAGAAATGGATGGTATCGAACACCGTAATCTACACGGACGCTAACGGCAACATAAAACCCCGCAAGGAAAACAAGTCCAGCGGTAAAAGGATAGACGGGGTAATTACTTCCATTATGGCGCTGGACAGAATGAAGCAATACATGGGGCAAACGGCGGAAAAACCGGGGAATATTGAAACCCTTCTCGCGCTTTTCAGATAGCCAAAAGCCAAAATAACTAAATAGTATGGGTATTTTAAATATGTTAAAGAGACGCAGGATAGCGAGTTTTGGCCTTCCCGCGAGTTTCTCCGATTCAAGCGTTTTCCATTCGGAGACGGACGGCACGGCATTTGCCGCCATTGACCTTATCGCTTCCTCAATTGCCAATCTTTCGGGGGCGTTTTATGGGGCGGTATCCCGGCAAAAGGTTTCAAGGCATAGCCTATACTGGGTGCTGAACAATCCCAACGCCGATGAAACACGGTTTCAGTTCATGTACCAGAGCGTGCGGGACTACTTCAAGCACGGGAACATTTACTGGTACAAGCACGATAACGCCGAGGGCGGTATAACCAGCCTTTACAGGCTGGAACCAGCGAAGGTTTCCGTTACGCTGGGAGCGGATCACCGCAAACTGTACGCTTACGGCGGCAGCGTATACACGGCGGACAAAATACTCCATATTCCCTCACGCTTCGGCTATGACGGGCTAGAGGGCAAGTCGATTTTCAGCGAGTGCCGGAATGTTTTCAAGACCGCCAATGAACTTGACGTGTACGTGAAGAATGTTTTTAACAACAACGCGGGGCACAGGCTGATTATAGACATATCAAAGTATTTGCCTGACGCTACCATAGCCCAGATAGAGGAAGTAAAAAGGCAGTTTGAAGCCAATTACACGGGGCTTTCAAACGCGGGAAAACCCCTGTTCAAAACCAAAGGGCTTGATTTTTCAAAGATAGACACCGGGGACAAAGACAACCGGGCCAGCCAGCTTCTTGAAAACAGGCAGTATCAGGAACGGGAAATCGCAAAGCTGTTCGGCATACCCCACCCGCTATTGTCCGCCTCCGGCAAGAGCGTAGACATAGAAAGCCTGTACATCCTGTTTATCGAAAACGCTATCCGCCCGGTCGCTACCCAGATAGAACAGGCGATCAACAGGCTGCTTCCGCCGTATCAGCGGGCGAGTATGTTTTATGAGTACAGCTACAATAGCCTATTAAAAACAAACCTGATCGCCAGAATTAACGCCTATGTAAAGCAGATAACCAACGGAATATTAAGCGTAAACGAGGTGCGGAAAAAAGAAAACCTGCCGGAAGTGGAGGCCGGAGATATTAACTTTGTCCCCTCAAACCTTATGCCGTTGCGGGACGATATTGTGGACGCTTACATGGCGAACGCGAAAAAAATCAGCCTTGAAACCCAAAAACAACTAAATACTGACAGCCCCGGTATTAAAGGCAATCACAGCCCCGCCGGGGACGATAAGCGGAAAATAACTAACTATATAGAGACGGAGGAATAACTAACTAGTATGAACAAGAAACGGGAAGCTGTGTACAAGAACGTTACTGTCAGGGCCGCCGAGGGCGACAAAAAAGTTATAGAGGGCCTTATCCCATACGACAAGGCATCGCTGAAGATGTGGGGGGTGTCCGAAATCATCACGCGGACGGCGTTTAACAAAACAATCGCCGACAAAAACGAGGTTCGCGCCCTGTGGAACCATGACGAAACCAAAATACTTGGCAATACCAGAGCCGGGACGCTCGTCCTTGAAAGCACGGACGCGGGGCTTAAATGCGTTTGTGAACTGCCGGACGCTTCCTACGCCAACGATTTGTACAACCTTATCCAGCGTGGGGATGTACGGTCTATGTCTTTCGGCTTTTTCCCCGTGAAGTATGAGGATGACGCGGGAAAAAAGACGCGGTACTTGAAGGAAGTAAAGCTTGTTGAGGTGTCATTCGGGGTAATATACCCGGCGTACACGAGTACCACAAGCCAGACAAGACGGCTAGAGGAACTCGACCTTGAAAAGCTGGATGAAATACTGGAAAAACAGGAACTGGCGGAGGAGGATATGATCTTTCTTCGCAAGGCAAGCGATGGACTTAACAGTCTGATAAAGGAAACTACGGAGCCGCAAGCACCCGCCGGGGAAAAGGGAACCGAAACGGAACCCGTGCCCGAAGATGGCAGTGCAAGTGAAGCCGAAAAAAGAAAATTCCTTTTGCGGATTGAAACGGAAATAAACACCTAAGGGAGAAGAAAAATGGAAAAAGATGAACTGGTAAGCGTAAACATAGAGCTTCGCAAACTCAGCGAGGCTGTAAAAGACGGTTCGGTCGGGGCGGAAGATGCCGAAAAGAAATTAACCGAGCTTCGCTCGCAAAAGCCGAGATAGAACAGCGGATGGCGATTCCCCCGGTGTCCGGGGAAACCAGAAACGCCTTGGCTAACGTGCGGGAGGCCATGCTTGAAAAGCGGTCTATTACCCTTAACGGCACGGGGGCGATCAATCAGGTGCGGGAACTCCAAAAGGAACTGGCCCGGAAGAAAACAATCCTGAACCTTGTCCGGTACTTTTACGGCCCTAACGCCAGCACGAATATTCCGGTGCTAAGTCCCGGCCTCGCTACTCCCGCAACTGCGGCGGAGGGGGCCACAGGCATAGCCGTGGACAAACAGGCGGCGATGGGAGTACAGGCGATTACGCCCCGCGCGTTTGTCTCGATACTTCCGGTTAGCGCGGAAGCCCTTACCCTTGGAAGCGTAAACCTTGAAAGCGAACTGCCCGCCATATTCGCGGAAGCTTTCGCGGACGGGTTCGCCAAGCAGGTAATCTGCGGCGATGGAACCGGGCTTAACTTCCGGGGATTGTTTACCGGAATTACGGAAACGGTAAACTGCGCCGCTACTGGAACGCCCAAAGTCGCCGACCTTGTAAAGCTCGCCCTTACCATGCGGGACTATACCGATGACGCGATTATCGTCATGCACCCTACCATCTACGCGGGCATTATCGCCGATTCAACCGCCGGGGTCGCCGAACTGTACAAGGAGGAGCTTATCCGTTCAAAGAGCGTCGAGGGCGTAAGCGTTCTGCTTACCGGCTACGCGCCCAGCTCTGTTTCGCCGGGGGCTACGGCGGCGGTAGCCGGAAGAATGAGAGATTACGCTTTTGGCCTTGCCAGCGAAATCACCATTGAACCGATAAGGACGGTCGGCGACACCAACACATATTTTCAGGCGATAGTGTTCGGGAACGGCAACAAAATCCTTGACAAGAATTTCTACGGGCTTCGGACCGTATAACAAACAACTGGGGGTTGCCAAAGTATTTTAGCAACCCCCAATTATGGAGGATCACGCATGGCGAAAAAGAAAACGGACGAGAACGAAACCGAAAACACAGTGGACGAAACCATAACGGACGAACCGGGAGCGGACGAGGCTAAAAATGACAACCCCAAAAAGGCAAAAGGGCCAACAGGCAAGGTTGTGAAGGCCAAATTCAGGAACACGTACATCGGCAAGTTTGGTAGCTTTCAGCACGGCAGAGTGTATGAGCTTTCGGCGGATGTTTACGGCGCGTTAAAGGCCGACTGCGAGGCCGTAGAGTAATGCCCCACGTTACCCTTGAAGAACTACAGAGATACTCCGGCACTGTTGGCGAACACCCGGAAAATCAGGCGTTCTTCATTGAGGCGGCGGGGCGGATAATAGACGACTATCTGGGCTATGACGGCGCGGAAAAGGCGCTTTGTCCCGGCACACAGGAGTACAGGGACATCGCCGCCGTGCCGTCTATCCAGTATTTGTTCAAGGTTACCTGTTTACGCATCGCCACGATGCTACAGACCGAAGGGGGATCGAATATCGGCGTTACAAGTAAAAGTTTCGGCGATTCCGGCAGTAGGACATTTGTAAACTACACCAATTTTGACAAATACCTTTTGCCAATAGCGGCCTACAGGAAAATACGGATATGAAAGGATCGATTGAAGCGGTGTTTGATACCAAAGCGTTCAATAACAAACTTAGCCTGTTTTCATCGGGGCTGGGAAACATTTACAACGAGCTTCTTGCCGAGATAGCAAAGCCCGTTATCAAGGAAGCCAAGTCCAAAGCCCCGGTAAGAACCGGGAAGCTTAGAGACCACATAAAGTTTATATTTCTAAAAAAAGACGCAACGGCGATGCTTACAACAATGAAACGGTACGGCACATTCGGCGCGTGGTATTCAAACATACGGGAACACGGGGCAAACATAGAGGCGAAAAAAGAGCCGTATCTTGTATTCAAAATAAACGGGGAATGGAAAAAAGTAGCGGCTGTAAAGACACCTGCCCAGCCGTTTGGCAAGCCTGTTTTTAACGAATACTTTGACGAACACGGCAAAGCGTGGCCTCTCTTGCAAGAGGCGCTGTTAAACAAAATGAAGGAGGCGGGAATTGGAACTTAAAAAATTCAGGGACGGGCTTGTCTCTTACATAGCGTCAGCCTTCCCCGCTTTTTCAGGCAAGTACCAGTTGCCGGATCATTTTATCACAACTGATTTTCTTGATTTCGACAAGCATAAAAACAGCTTTCAAATATTCGTTGATTTTGACTCCGTAAGCTTCCCCGACCAGCCATTCACCGATGACTGTTCCCCGGCCTTTGACACAACCGTCAATATCTGGATTGTCATGCGTAACAAGACAATCAATGAGCTTGACGAATACCTTTTGAACGCCGCAGGCGCGATGACGGACACGGTGCGGGCCTGCGCGAACTACCACAAAATCAAGGCCGAAAAGATTGATTTTTTCAAGTACACCGAGGGGAACGCTAACCTTGTTTCCGCCCGGCTTCAAATACGAATAACGGCGGAATAACTAACTTATATGAGCGAAACAATAACGGTGTATGCCACCGAACAGGCACGGAGAAAAGCGGACGAGGAAAAGGCGTGCGGCCCTTCCCACTCGAAAGGGAGAAAGAGAAAAAATTGCTATTCTTGCGAAATACAAAAAGAGCAGACGGCAATCCACAACGAAAACTTCAGCAAGGAGAATGAAGAACTATGAGCAAACGAACAGGCATGGCAGCGAATGTATTTCTTGACACATTCAACCCGGACAACATCGTAACCGGGCCGGGAACTACCGAGGCGGGGACAAAGTATTTTGTCGTCTCAAAGGGAGAAGAAAGCAGCGTCCCCGTTCCGGCGGGAAGCTTTTTCCAGTCTCCACGAGGCGAAGCAGAGCAGATACAGCTTGCGGAAGGCGACAGGATTTTCCCCATTGACCCCATGCGCTTCTGCAAAACGTCAGCGTCTTTTGAGTTCTCGCAAGGGAGCGTGGACGTTGGAGACGACTGCGATCCGGGGGCTACCATCCTTGACGGCATTGTTACGTTCACGGGGTCTCTGGCCGGGCTTTCCCGCTACGATGACGAAACGGAAGAATTCGAGGACGTAACAAGCGAAATAATCGGAAGGTTTCTTGACATCATGTAGGATGACGGCTCCGGCAGGTATGTCAGGCGACCAAGAGACGACAAGCAGATGTTTCTTCTGGTCTTGCTTAACTCAACCGCCCAAGGCAAAGCCGGAAAGGTCGAAAACTGGATTTTCGCCCCGATTAACATTAGCAGCATGAGTACGTCCCTTGGCAACACGGACGCGCAAAATCAGGATTTGTCATTCAGCAAGGGAGAGGGACAGGTCATTCTGTACAAAATCGTAAATTGAATTTTTCCGCCCCGTGTAGTAGCGGGGCGGGTACTTTAACGGCAAGGGGTTACTATATGGCGGTTCTTAAATCGGTATTCAAAAAAGAAAAGGAATATATTTTTACGGCGTTTGGCAATGACAAAGCCGAACAGCCAGCGAAGGTAATTTTTAAGCGCTTCCCGCTGGACGGCGAGACGTTCCAGAGCGGAAGGACAATAGACATCCGGGACAGCAAGGTAATGAAAAATTTTGACAACTCCATACAGGCGCAAGAGGAGCTAATCGAAACCATTGTCAATGACCTTGTAGACAACATGATGGCGCAGAGAATTGACTACAAGCGGTTTGTCTGCGAGTGCGTGGAACGGGTGGAAAACCTTGTGTATGACGGAAGGAATATTGAAACGGCGGACGCTTTCCTGTCCCTTCCGCAAGACGCTGTATCGCAAATAGCGGGGGAACTTTATACATACGCGCGGCAAAGCGACACGTTCAGCGCTAGCGAAAAAAAAAGTTAAAAACGGCGTACAAACTTTACCTTATGGGCTACCGCCCGGCGGATGAAAGCGACAGCCCGCCGGAGGTAAAGGGTACGGGAAGGGAAAAGGAGCCATACCCTATTGTTGTATGGGGAGAAAAGCTGATAAATGACACCAAGTTGCATTTATACATTGACAGCGAATTTTTGTATTACGTGAATATTTACGAAAACAACAAGATGTTTGGTATTCCGTATAAAAACTGGATGGAGATGCCCGAATGGATGATTTGGATAAGCAAGACGTTTGCCGCTCTGGAACAACAGCGCGAGGCAATGGCATACGGGAAAATAACTAAATAGTATGGCTGATTTAACCCTTAGACTTAACGCCGACTTTGAAAAGGCTCAAAAGGCGTTCTCTGATTTAAGAGATTCAAGCGAAGAAACCGCCAAGAAAATGGACAAGTTCGCTGAAAAGTTTAAGACCGAACAGGTAGACAGATTTGTAGAGCGTCAAAAGCTTACCGCCATCGCCATGCAAGCCACGGGCAGGGAAACGGAAAGCTTGGGCTCCCAAATGTCGGCGTACCAGCGGGAAATTGAACGCCTTATAAAATCGGGACTTTCGCCGCAAGACGAAGCGATACAGCGCTTACAGGCGGAATATACGGCGTTACAGGAAAAACAGGAAGCGGCGAAACAGGCAACGAAGGCCGAAGCCGAAGCCGCCAAAGCTCTAGTCGAAGCGGAGGCGGAAAGAGCCGCCGCCCTTGAAAAGACGGCGAAGGAAACGGTGGAACTTTTGACGGCGAGTTCCGACCACGAGCGCCAAGCTATCTTGTTAAAGCGGCGGCAAGGCGAACTGCGGGAAGAAATGGAACGCCTTATAGCGTCCGGCATTGACCCGCAGAGCGAACAGGTGCGGGCGTTGCAAAGAGAATATGAACGGCTTACCACCGCCAAAGAACAAACAGAGCGGGGCATGAAGATGATGGCTACCGCCGCCAAAGCGTCAGCCACCGCCCTCGCCGCCGTTAAAGCCGCCGCCGCAGCCGCTGTTGTGCAAACCGCCGCCGCCGGGGACAGGTTCGCCAAAACCGCCCGGCAAATCGGTATGTGCGCCGAGACGTTACAGGAGCTTGAATACGCGGCGAGGCAGTCAGGCGGAACCGCCAAGGGCCTTACAAGCTCACTTCAACGCCTTAACCGAAATGTGGGCGATGTCCGTAACGGAACCGGAGCGCTTACAAAACATCTGGGCGCGAATAATCAGGCGATGCTGGATCAGCTTAAAAACGTAAACTCCAACGAGGAAGCTTTTAACCTGTTATTAGGCGCTATAAGGGACGCGCCGGACGAGTTCGAGCGGGCGCAGCTTGCCTACGCCGCGTTTGGCAGGGCCGGGCAGGAGATGATTCTTTTGGCGAAGGAAGGAGCGGACGGGATAGCGGAGCTTCGGGGCGAGGCCCGCAGGTTCGGCATTATCAGCAACGAAACGGCGGCGCAAGCGGAGGAATTCGCCACAGCGCAAGACCGCCTGCGTCAAGCTATAGGCGGAGCGAGGAACGAAATGGCGGCGGGGCTGATTCCTACCGTAACAAGCGTAATAAACAAGATAGCTGACTTTATCGCCAACATAGACAATCTCGCGGTAGTAATGCGAAATGTGGCTATCGCCCTCGCGGGCGTTACGGCGGGCATAAGCGCTTTTATGGTTATCGCCAAACTGCCAAAGATTATAACAGCCGTTACGGGGGCGGTTAAGGGCCTTACGTTAGCCATGAAAGCGAACCCCTTTGGACTAATAGCCGTAGCGGTAGCTCTTTTAATAACATCTCTTATTCTCCTAAAAAAGAATTGGGACGTAGTGCAAACGTATCTACAGCAGGGAACGGCGCACCTTGTGTTCGCGTTCAGGATGTTGGGTTCCCGTGTACAAGAAATAATGTCCGTGGCGTTTAGCGTAATCAAGGCCGGGGGAGCGAGCCTTATTGATTTTATACACGGCAATATAATCCGGGCTGTCGGCGCGATGCTTGAAATAATGGGGCGGCTTCCGTTTGTCGGGCAATACTTTGAAAGAGCGAGCCAAGCGGTAAACGGCCTTGGTAACGCAATCGGGGATAAGGCGGCGCAGTCAAGGCGGGCCGTTGGGGAAACAATCGAAAACGCCCGGCGCGAGCGGGAAGAAGCGCAAGAGACGCACCGGGCGGTACTTCAGGCGACAAACGATGAGGCCAGAGCCCGGCGGGAAGCCCTGCGCCAGCGTGAGGCAGACAACGAAGCGCAATTAAGCGGAGCGAGAGCCGCCGCCAGTTCTTCCCTCGCTATCGCCGAGGAAACGGAAAACGAGCTTACGGCTATGATGGCGAAATCGCTTAGAGACCGCCTCGCCCTTCTGGGCCAGACCGAAGCGCAGGGGCGGGCTGAACGCGGGGCGGCGTTTGAGCAGTTTATGCGATCACGGCTCGAAGCCGAAAACCTCCACGGACAGCAGCGGATTGAGTTTCTTAGACAACAGGCGCAGATTGAACTTGACGCTGAAAAGTTTAGCTATGAAGAAAGGCTGTCGGCGCGGGAAGCGTTTAACGCGCTGATACTCGCCGAGGAACAAAAGCTATCCGCCGCCCGCCTCGCCGTAAAGAAGGAAGAAGTAAACCAAATGGCCGGGCTGTTCGGCAATATGTCAAACCTTGTTACAACCGCCGGAAAAGAAAGCGTAGCCGCCGCCATAGCTGGAAGGGCGTTATCTGCGGCGCAGGCGGGCATCAATTCATTCCTCGCCTTTTCCCGCGCCCTCGCCGAAGTTCCCTTTCCGGCGAACAAGATAGCGGCGGCGGGGGTTCTGGCATCCGGCCTCGCCCAGCAGACCAGGATTATAAAAACCCCCATACCGCAGGCGGAAACAGGGGGCCGGTTTGTTGTGCCTAACACAACATCGAGGGTTGACGGCGTGGGCCTTATGGTAGGCCCGAATGAAACGGTAGACATAACGCCAGCGGGCCAGCAGGCGGGAGTCCATCAGACGTTTAACCTTGTCATTAACGGAGAGACTATAGCGTCAGTAATAAACGAGCTTATCGGCTCCGGCGATATACAGTACGAGCCTTTGGGCAATTTATAGGAGGCGGGATATTACCATTCTGTTTAACGACATAGCGCAATACTCCGACGCTCCCAAAGAAATGAAATCGGCGGCCCTCTCCGAAACGGCGGGCATAACAAACCCGGCGGTTATTACGCTGGAAAAGCCCGGCCCCGTGTCAGCGGTCGGGATAGGCAACACGGACGGCACGGTATTTACTATCCGCGTGGAATACCACGGGCCGCTATCGGCGAGCGACAGGGAGCGTATCACAACGGGCGGCGGGACGGAAATTTACGCGAGCCAAAGCCATGAGTTTACTGTAACGTTCAGCGAAAACGGACTGTACTGCCTTGATAAAACCGTTTTCGCAAACAGAATAATTATCTCAACGGATGCCCGTTTTGTGGGACGCTTTGCCGCCGGGCTGGGCGTAAGAATACCGACCAGCGTAGCGAAACAGCCCGGCTGGAAATCTGTATAAGTAGAGTATTTACCCAACAGTTTAAAAAAAATAGCGGTCATAAGTACCTCCGAATGATATAATTATTTGACCACCAAATAAATCATTAAGGAGAGACAAATGACCACTAACAAC